GTGTCTCAACAGTGTAATGAACGTCCTCCAGTCCGGTGAGACCTTGGACCAGCTTCCCGATCTCACCCAAGGTTTGCGAGAGGGCGTCTTGGGTCGTCACAGGTCTAAAATCGAGAACCGCCGCAAGTGCGGCTGCAGCTTGTGCATTCGTGTCGTCCTCGTAATCAGACATCGCCTGAACAATCGCGGAGCGAAGCGATCTAACAATTTGTGGATCAAGCTCAGACGCAAGGGCTAGCGCCTTCCCTATCTCCCTAATTACCTCTTCACCACCTTGATCTTCTGCCATTCACAACTCCACAGCTGTAGACATTAACGGGCCGCGCGGGATGAACCGCCCGGATTCTCTAAATTCAATTGCCGAAGGTTGCCGTTGGCAATGTTCCTTAAGAGTAAGGCACAGTGCGGTTTGGTTCCATAAGCGGATCGCGCTGGCTGTATCCCGAAGTGTGCGATGACGCCGAAGCTGGATAGTGTCGCTGAATTGGACCATCAGGCACTTAGGTCTGAGCCCTGATACAGATTGATGATATGACTCCAAGTCGCGTACGGGCTGCGAAGAGCACCGGCTACTTTGGTCCGCTTCTGACCGAAAGCGGACATTCGTTTAACCAAGGGTGAAGGAAACTTTTAGGGCCAGGATGGACTTCAACTCTCTCGTTCGCTCGCTTCTATCCGATGCGAAGATGCGCCGTAACAAGCCTCTGCGAGACTAGTGCGCGAGCCAGGTCGCTGACATTGCTCCATGGCCTATGACGTGCCCCGCACCCGCTGGTCAAATGGAACCGCCCTCGGCACCATGGGCACGACCATCTAAGGAGTTCTTCATGCTCTACCAAGATAAGTACGTCGCCTTCATCGACATGCTCGGGTTCTCCGCACTTGTCCAAGAGTCGGCAGCCGACATGAGCAAGCTTGATGAAATAGCAGAGGCCATCGACAGACTAAAGAACACAGCGTGCTGCAACCCAGCAACAGGACTTTTGTTCACTTACTTCAGCGACTGCATCGTCATATCAAGCAGCCGCTCTCCTGCTGGCCTTGCCGACATCCTGAGCTGCATCAGAATGTTGGCCGAGAACCTGCTAGTGGTTGATATATTGATACGTGGAGGGCTCACAGTTGGAAGCATTCATCATGATTCTCAGATGATCTTCGGACCGGCGATGCTGGACGCCTATCGCATGGAATGTAAGGAAGCACGCAATCCCATGGTGCTCGTGAGCGAAGAGGTGCGATCGGATGCTCGCGCTGCGGGGTTAAGCAACCTGTTGACGTGGGATGACGAAGAGCCAGACCGCCACTATGTCCACTATCTGATCTCATACAGCGCTTATGACTCTAATCCAAGGGCGGGCGTCGTGATTCTCGATAGCCAGGCCGCTCTCATCCGGCATTTCATCGCCAAGAGGCTGCTAGGCGCTCCGGGTAAGATCCTGGATAAAGCCGAGTGGATGGAACGATATTGGAACGAGAAGGTGGCGACAGGTGGAATTCTCGGACGTGTTGACAGGGTCGCAGACCTTGTTAGGCCCAATGCGCGACCATTTCGCAGCAGACTCGCCGTTCTAGCACCGCAACCGGGCGCCACTAGTGTGGACTAGCGAATCAGGCAAGCAGCTGCCGATTCCTTGCAAAGATTCAATTCAATTGGCCATACGGAAGCACGTGCAATCCCTGATGGCAGTCGGGACCACCATCTCCCCATTGCCGGCCGCGTCTGAACCAGCGCCCGGAACGCTTCAGCGGAAGGGGCTGGTCCCTTCCGCTGGTGCCTGCCCTGGTTGCACCGGCTATGCGCGGCCACCACGTTCCCGGACACGTCTCTGCCCCCGTCCTGTTGGGCCACCAGGTGCTCGGCGGTGCATTGAAAGGCTCGGGCCTTACTGGCCTTCAGCCCGAGCTCTGAGGGTGCAGTGAGCCACATCGGCAGGCCGCAATAGAAGCAACGGCCCGATTGGGCGTAGAAGGCAGAAGTGCGAAGGGATCTGCGGCGTTTGGCGGTCATGGATGGCTCCGGAATCGAAGGATTCCCGTGCCCCCATTGGGTGGACCTCGGGCACCCGGAGCCTATTGGCTATGCGGGCACAACACCGGCGCTTTATAGCGACTGGCTAAGGCGTTATAGCTCAGCGCTTGAGCCGCTACAAGGCCCAGATGCCGACCAGAACGGGAGGGAGTCACCGACGCCCAGTTAAGGTCAAAGCTTGGTCAGGGGGCGAGCGACGCGCTTGAGCAGGTGGAGCGGGGCGTGGCGCGTCACCCAGGGAAGTCGCGGTGTTGTAGTCCTGCTCAACCCGCTGAACTGTTCGCACGTTCAGGCCCGAGATCTCGTCTAATTGTTCTTGCGACCAATGTCGCGACTGGCGGAACTGGGAAGTGCAGGCGACAAGCTCTGACCGATCAGGTGCGCAGTTGGGAACTCAAGGGCGAGCTGGATGTGGAGCCAGAAATCGAGGGCGTCTTAGGTGCGGATCCAGGAATCAAGGGCATCTTTGGGGGAGATCTGGAAATCGCGGGCGTCCTTGTGGGGAAATACGGGCGGACAGCTGTGGGATCTGGGGCGTTTCCGTTGTGGCAGTCACATGATTTGTACCATTTATCACGTCACTGTTGCGGTCAAGTAGGCCTAGAAGGTCTTCTCAACGCAACACCTCAATAACTACCACTTTTTCGCATAATGTATATTATGTTCGTAGCATCTGGGCCAGGCTGGCACGGGCCTTGCTTCGACCCTCGGCCCTGCTGTGGCATGGAGCCTGATTGTGCGTGATCGCAACCTAACCGGCCCTTGGGCCGGTTTTTCGTTTAAGGCCGGTCGACTGGTCACACCCGAAGGCCGTGAGCTGGAACCGCAGGATCTGGCGTGGCTTTCTCTGCTGGCAGCACAGGCGCAGGAATGGCGTCGGATGATGGAGATTGCCCGGGGCGGCCAGAAACGGCCGTTCGGGCGTGCCGGTATCGTTGACCTGGCCGAGGTCGCCCATCGTCGCGCAAAGCGGTCTACCGGGGTGATGGCTGGTCCTGACGCCGATCCTGTGGCGGGTGCCCTGCCAGTACCGGGGCCGAGGCCTCGCCAGCGCGTGTGAGGCGCTTCCGTAGGGGCGCCGCCCCTACACCCCGATTCATTGCTCGCGGCAACGCAGCCATTGGCCCTTGGCGTTTCGCAACTGTTCCCAGCCGTTGCTTAGACGACGCATTGCAGTCCCCCCCATGCAGGCAGCGCCCAACTGCTTCGCCTCAGCACTCCCGTAGGCTGGCATGCGAACAATCTCGCTCGATGGCGTTGGTATGCCTTGGCGATGCGCCTCGCTCTGGATCAAGGATCGTTCAATGTCGGTGCAATAGAGCCGAATGCGCGGATCCAGGTGCTGCTGGCATTTCAGCGGTTCAGCGCCAAGATTGCTCGCCTTCGCTGTTGGCGGCGTGTACCTGGGCGCTGGCTGCGGACCAGTGGCCCAACGTAGCTGCTGTGCATGCACGGGTGCTGAAAACAGTAGTAGAGCCAGAAATAGGCCTGATCGAATATCCATTTCGCCCCCAAGGTCCGGGGGCATGATATCTCAGCCTGCGTCGGGCGTGATGCGTCACGATAATTAAAAGGTCGCCGGATATGGCGGCGTTTCGGGGAACGTGCCCAGCGGGCGCTTACCAACTGCAATCAAGGTGCTCCCGTTCGCCGCGGCGGCGGTCGGCTGTGTCTCGCTCGCGCTCGTCACAGGCGACCCCGCCGCAGCCCTTATGCGCTCGGTGGTCGAATCGGATTGTTCACCGAACGGATCAACGGGCCAGGTGGTCGCGATGATCTCGTGGCCTTTCGCCGACAGCAGTACGCCGAACTCTGTCCGTTTGACGGACCAGCCCAAGGCCCAAAGCTGCTCAGTAGTGAACCGGTCAAGCACCTGGCCACCGCCCAACGCGCGAAACTCGACAATATCGCGGTGCCCGTACCAGCCGGCGTGCCGCGCCCTGGCTTGAACTGCCATGTCCAGGATGTATTGCACGCCGGCTGGAAGGGTCTCTTTCTGCTTGGGCGCTTCCGCCACCTTGGTCACCACCGTGGCCGGTTGCGATCCAGGTGCATGACCCATTGCCGGAATGGCGGCCTTCTGCGAAGCGACCGCCTCTTTCATCTTGTCCGCCGTGCCGGTCGAATCGCTGCCCATGAGGAAGAACCGACCCAGCACGTACACGCCGACGATGAGCGCCAGGCCCATCAGGATTGACGGCGCGCGCAAGGTCTTCCACAGCGTGCGGGTGTTTCCCTTGTAGACCTCGTTGCTCTCGATGCCAGGTTGAACGCCGTGGTACAGCTCCCAAATGGCCGGGTCGTACTTCCGGGTCTCGGTGCCGACCGTCTCGTATTTGCCGGTGCCTGTGGCGGCGTAGAACCTGACCGAGTAGCGCTGATCCGAGCCGAGGGCATCCAGCTTCGTGTACGTGTTCTTCTTCGCCATTCGGCGAATGATCAGCCGGTGCAGGTCTTTGCAGTCCTGCGAAATGATGACCATGTCCAGGCTGATATGGCCGTGCTTGGCAAAGAAGTTGGCTGCGCGCTCCGGCAGGTTCGCACGGTTGGTGGGCCAGTACTCGTGCGCCTCATCGATCACGACCAGGGCGTGTTTCTCGATGTGCGGGAACGTGACGCCGCCGTCATTGTCAGTGTCGCAGACGCACCACTCCACGACCTCTTTGTCGCCCATCACGTGGACCAGGCTGCGCACCTCATCTTCTGGCATTTCCAGGTGCGCTGCGATCTTGTCGAGCTTGTCCCCTACCCCATTCAACCGCACGTACACGTGCCGCTTGGCGCGCAGCGCCGGCAGGATGTGATGCAGCACCGCTTCGTAGCTCTTGCCGCTCCGCGGCAGTCCTTCGTGACCGAAGATCATGTCGTTACGTCCACTGGAATAGGGTCAGGAACACGCGCACGAGGCGAAAGACCAGCGCCGCGGTGAGCAACGCGATGGCCTCGCCAACGCGAAGCTGGGCGACGATGAAGGCCGTCCACGGACCGGCCGCGGTGAGCATCGCGCAGAAGCTCATTTGAGACAGGAAGTCCGGCGCCGGGATCAGGTAGACCAACGCCTTGACGTAGGACAGCACCAGCTCGATGAAGTCCGTCTGCAGGTCCGTCATGAAGTCGGTGAAATCGGCCCACAGCGACGTGATCTGTTCCTTGGCCCAGGCTGTAATTGCGGTCACCGGGCCAACGCCATCGGCGTAAGCCCAGGATGCCGACAGGACCAGTACGGCCAGTGCCGCGGCCAGGACCACCAGGTGTCTGCGCTTCATAGCAATGCCCACCTCAAGGCGACAACACCCATGCCGGCCAGGAAGACGAAACCGGCGTACTGGAACAGCTGCAACAGCGGCCCGCTGCACAGGCTGGCCAGGTCGAACTTGCCGGCATACTGGCCGCCGTCCCAGGTCGCCGTCGGGCACGATCCGCCACCCGTGCAGGTACCAAAGAAGCCCTTGACCTTGGACAGGATCGGGGCGCCCTCAATGCCGGCCTTGAACTCAGCAAGAACCTTGGCGACGGTCTTGCCCGACTTCTTGTACAACCGCCCCGTCGTGGGCCCTGCCCCGCCGCCGTCGCCGCCCTCTCCCGTGCCCGGTCCGGGGCCAGGTCCGGTGCCGCCACCCGGATCGGTACCGCCACCATCGCCATCACCAGGCCCTGTGCCGCCCCCGCCATCACCACCGCCGGGGCCGGTACCGCCGCCACCGTCGCCGCCACCCGGATCCGTCCCGCCACCATCGCCACCACCGTCGCCCGGACCGGTGCCACCGCCGTCACCACCGCCCTCGCCCGGATCAGGCGTGGTGGGAGCAGGATGATCGTTCGTCGTGCACGTGCCACCTGTTGGTTGGAATAGAAGGCCCACTGGAGAGCCCGCATAGACGGAACCCTCATAGGCGCAACCGTTGTGGCACACGGATCCGGTCCCGCCAGTGCCACCACCCTTCCAGCCAGTTTCCTCAGGTCGCGCACTGCACTGCGTCTTGTAACCACGCTTGCTGGACGCATACCGACCGCTGGACGCATACGAGGGCCGTACGAAGCCAACGTATGCGTTGTCTTCCTGCTCAACCATTGGGACCCATGTGGACCCACCACCGGCATTGGAAATGCCAGCCT